CGGTCAACTATAACACCGACGCCAGCCGTGACGCGACCTGCGTGGCGATCCTGGACACGAACGCGACGCACATCTCCCGCGGTCAGGTCGTGCATGTGCTGAAGGATAAGGACGGCCGGATCAAGCAGATCAAGCGCAACTCCGAATACTCGCGGCTGTTCGCCCGTCCGAATCCGATGATGACCGCGCAGGAATTTAAATATGCGATGGCCTGGCAGGCACAGGTGACGAACACAGCATTCGCCTGGATCCGGTGGGATAACAGGATGCATCCGGTCGAGATCTGGCCGCTCGTCTATCTCGAATTTGAGATCCGGAAGCTGGTCGGGAGATCCGGCTATGCTGTAGTGCTCCGGACGCCTGAGGGCGAGCGAGTGACCGTCAACATGGAGGACCTCGTAGTCCTCCGGAGAAAATACGACGGCGCGACCTACATGTCCCAGGGCAACGAAGCCCTCGACGGATCCCTGGAGATGGTGCAGAGCATGTACGCATCACTGCAGAAGGCTATGGACGTCTCCAACAAGATCCACGGACTGTTCACGCAGAAGAATGCCATGCTGGCGACGAAGTCTGCAGAGCAGGCACAGAAGGACTTCACGAAGCGCATCCAGGCTGCGGACGAGACGGGAGGTATCGTAGCACTCGACGCGACGGAAGCCTACACGCCTCTGAGCGTCTCAACCTGGGCGACCGATGCCGATCAGATGAAAGAGCTTGAAAAGCGCCTGTACACCTTCTGGAGGACTCCGGAGGATGTCGTGAAGAACACTGCTCCGGAACAGACCATGATGAACTACTTCGACGCCATCGTCGAGCCCTTCTGGGAAGAGATGGGCGAAGCGTTCACAAAGGCCCTCTTCACAAGCCGCGAGCAGGACTTCGGAAACGCGATCATCGTGACCTCCGGAGCCGCGACCGGCGCTTCCTGGAGCACAAAGCTGAACATCATCAACAGCACGAAAGAGATCGGACTGCTCACAAAGAACCAGTACCTCGAGCTCCTCGGATATCCGCCGACGGAAGACGGGGACGTCTCTTATGTATCACTTAATTACATCAAGTCTTCCGACATGAGCAAATATCAGGTCGGCGAGCCGGGAGGAAATGACAATGGAACAGAACAAACTGGACAAGATAATGGAGAAGGTTAATTCCGGCAGGGAATACCGCCGGATGGAGATCCGTGTGAGGGCAGTCGCTGAGGAAAACCCGGAGCCGGATTACACAGTAGAGGGCTATGCCTGCACATTCAATGAGCCGTACGAGCTGTGGTCCTTCGACGGTTACACCGTCAGGGAGCAGGTCGATCCGGATGCTTTCAATGAATGCGATATGTCTGACGTGATCATGCAGTTCGACCATCAGGGCCGCGTTTTTGCCCGTCTCTCGAACAACACGCTGCAGCTGAAGACGGACGAGCATGGCTTGCACATGACCGCTAATCTGGGCGGCACTGAGACAGGACGGCAGCTCTACGACGAGATCAAGGGCGGATATATCACAAAGATGTCCTTCGGCTTCACAGTCGATGAGGATAAGCGGGAAGTTACGGAGAATCGTGAGACCGGGACAGTCGATGTCCTGCGGACGATCACAAAGATCCGCAAACTGTACGACGTATCTGCCGTATCCCTTCCCGCGAATGACGGAACAGAAATCAGCGCTCGCAGCTGGTGCGACGGAGTGATCGCAGAGCTTGAGGCGGAGAGACTGAAGAGCGTTGCTATAGAAGAGGCAAGGGCGAAAGCGCTTGCTGCAATCAACAAATACCACAAGGAGGTCAGCAATGACTAAGGAAATGGAACGCCTCAAGGAAATCGAGGCAAGACGCGCAGAGCTCACCGAAGAGGCTGGCTCCGCAGAGGTCACTGAAACCCGCCTCGCAGAGATCACAACCGAGGCAGAAGCACTCAACAAAGAAGAGATGGAGGTACGTGCAAAGATGGCACTTGAAGTCAAGAACACCGCTCCGGTAGCTAATCCGGAGACCGAGAGCAAGGCAGATGAGTTTGTAAGGACCGGCAGAATGGTCATGGAGACCAGACAGCTTCTTTCCACCGGACATATCGCAAAGCCGGTCGCAGTTGGTGGCATCAGCGACCTTGCAGCATCTGCAAGCGACATTGTAGATGATGTCCATGCTTTCGCGCTTGACGGCGTCGGCACATGGCGGGCCGCATACAAGGTCACAAATGCAGCTGCTGCAGATGTGACTGAAGGCTCCGCAGTAGGCGGCACAGCTTCCACCTATAACTATGTAGACATCAGCCCGGCAGAGTGGGGCGTTCTCGATGAGATCTCTAAGCAGGTCAAGAAGCAGAGCCCGCTGGACTACCAGGGCGCGATCGAGGATTCCGCTGTTTCTGCACTGCGTGACACAGCATCCGCGAAGATCCTTGCAGCCGTGCAGGCTTCCAGCCTCAAGGAGGCCATCTTCTCCAGAGCACTGGATCAGAATTTCCTGCGCAGTACTGTCCTGGGCTTCCGTCCCATCAAGGGCAAGGGCACTTGCAAGCTCTATATCTCTCAGGCTGACCTGGCTACTCTCGGTGCTGTCCGTGGCACCAACGAAAAGAGAGCTCTCTACGAGATCACCTTCGCAGACGAGACCAACACTTTTGGCACCATCAAGGAAGGCGGCATTGCCGCTTCCTTCAGGATCCTCGATGGCCTGACCGCTGGTACTCAGCTGTATGGCCAGCCCGGTACGATCGACATGCCGATGTGGGGCAACTATGCGGTAGAGACCGACGAGGGCGGCGATTATTTCAAGCGCTCCATGATCGGTATCAAGGGCACTCAGACAGCTGGTGCTGATCTGGTTGCTTTCCACGGCATGCAGGTCATCAAGCAGGCTGCAGCAACCTGATCGAGTAAAGGAGGTCCGGCATGAGCGTAAGCAGTGAATATCTGAATAAGATCAAGTTTGCTGTGCGGACGGTATCGACGGACGCCAATGTGGTCCAGGAGATCACGGACATCATCGAAGAGTGCCGGGCTGACATGATCAACAAGGGGGTGGATGAGTCCATTGCAAACGATGAGACAAATTATTCCACCCTCGGATGTATCAGGTCTTTCGCACGGTCCCGCTTCGGTATCGATGCCAACGACATCCGGATCAACATGGAAGACTACCGGCTGCAGGTCGATGAGCTGAGAAAGGTGGCGCGAGATGAGGATCCCTGACAAAGCGGAGCTCGTCTCCGTCACTCATACCCGTGATGATTACGGCGTGATGCGGAAGACGGAGACACTGGTCCCCGTCTATGGCTATTATGATTCGATCATCGCAAGTGAGATCTTCGACGCAGGCAGGAACGGACTCAACCCGCAGTTCCGCTTTGTTATGACAGAGCTGGACTACAGCGGCCAGAGCATCCTGATCCGGGACGGGGAGCGGTTCTCCATTTACAGGACGTACCGCCCAAACAACGGCACCGTCGAGCTCTACTGTGAGCGGAAGGGCGGAACTAATGGCACGTAAGACGATCAAACCCATCGATCTTGAAAATGTGCTTAAAGAGATCCTGACGAAGTACGGCGACGATGTTTATGAGGTCCTGAGCAAGGCTGTGGAAGATGTCTCGAACGAGGCAGCGAAAAAGCTCCAGGCGGGCGGGCCGTATGGCGGTACGGGTGCATATAAAAAAGACTGGACCGTCGACGACGTCCCGAAGGGAGTGCTGTCGAAGTCCAGAGTTGTGCATAACCTCGATCACTACAGGCTCACCCATTTGCTCGAAAAAGGGCATGTAAGCCGGAATGGCACCCACCGGACATTTGGAACGGTCAAAGCTTATCCGCATATTAAAGATGTGGAAGACTGGGCCATCCAGGAGCTGCCGCGAAAAGTTGAGGAGGGAGTAAAGCACATACCATGACATACAAACAAATAGCAAGCATGATCGACGGCTTCGGCCTGCCGAATGCGTATTATCAGTTTCCTGACAACACGCCGCAGGTCCCGCCGTTCATCTGCTTTTATTATGAGGACTCGAACGATATGTACGCCGACGGTATCAACTACCAGAAGATCGTACAGCTGACGATCGAGTTCTATTCCGACGCGAAGGACTTCTACTATGAAGGCCTGATCGAGGACGCACTGACAGCTGCTTCGCTTGCTTACCGCAAGTCGGAGCAGTTTATCGATTCTGAGAAAATGCACGAAACCGTGTATGAAATGGAGGTTTTAATCAATGCCGAATAAGGTTAAATATGGACTGAAGGGCGTTTACTACGCAAAGGCCACCATCGCTGCAGACGGCAGCGCAACCTATGAAACTCCTGTCGCGTGGCCGGGTGCTGTATCCCTGTCCCTGGACGCAGAAGGCGAGACCACGAAGTTCAGAGCGGACAACATCGACTACTGGGTAGGCCAGTCCAACAACGGCTACTCCGGCGACTTCGAGTCCGCACTGATCCCGGACGACTTCCGCAAGGACATCCTCGGAGAGATCGAGGACACTAACGGCGTCCTGGTCGAGGCAGCGGATGCAAAGCCGAGCCCCTTCGCTCTGCTCTTCCAGTTTGAGGGAGACGCAACGAACACCAGACACGTTCTGTATAACTGCTCCGCAACCCGTCCGAGCGTGTCCGGACAGACCACCGAGGATACTGTCGAGCCGCAGACTGAGACTATCAGCCTTACCGCTTCCAGCATCCACGTGGCAGCCCTTGGGCACGACCTGGTCAAGGCCCGCTGCGCAGCAGACAACGCTACCCAGTACGCCGGATGGTATACCGCGGTATACGTACCGACGGCTGAAGGCTGATGACGGGGGCCGTAAAGCTCGGCGACAGATCCATAACCTTCTGCGGAAACGCAGCAACGCCTATTCGATATAAGCAGGTCTTTCATAAAGATCTGCTTATGTCGTTTAAGAGCATGAGCGCGGAGGATTTTGACGTCGACATGATCACACAGCTCGCCTACATTATGGCAATGCAGGCAGAGGGCGCTGATTTCAAAATGATCAGCTTTGATGATTTTATCGACTGGGTCAGCCAGTTCGAGCAGAATGACGTCCTGGAGGCATCACCTGACATCATCAACCTTTGGATGTCGGGCAGCAAGACGAGCGTAAAAGCTAAAAAAAAATGAGAGCGACAGACCGCGATCTGACCACGGCCCTGTACATACTTAGGGCTGTGCAGGTCGGTCTGCATGTCAATGACCTGGACGCGCTGGATATGGGTGACGTGATGGACATCATCACAGAGTCGTCCAATGACAGCGCGGAGTATAAGCAGGTGGCCACACAGGCGGACTTCGACAGATTCTGAGGTAACTATGGGAGCATCGAACATTAAAGGAATCACCATCGAGATCGATGGCGAAACTACAAAATTATCAAAAGCGTTAAAAGATGTCGACAGCTCGATCAAAGGCACTCAGTCGTCGCTCAAAGAGGTCGACAAGCTCCTGAAGCTGGACCCCGGCAATACGGACCTGCTCACACAGAAGCAGAAGCTCCTGAAGAATGCGATCGGAGAGACCAAAGACCGGCTGGAAACATTAAAGACCGCACAGTCTCAGGTCGGCGAAGGTACCAAGGAATGGGAGAGCCTGCAGCAGGAGATCGTAACGACCGAAGGAAAGCTGAAGGGCCTAGAGGATCAGTATAAGAGCTTCGGGTCCGTAGCAGCGCAGCAGGTAAAAGCCGCCGGTGAGAATCTGAAAGATGTCGGAGGAAAGATAACCGGCGTCGGTCAGGACCTGACCGCGAAGGTGACCGTACCGCTTGCAGCAGCGGGCGGCGTAGCCGTGGCGAAGTTTGCAGAGGTCGATAAGACCATGCAGCTGACCAACGCCACCATGGGCAACTCGGAAGCAGAGGCAAAGCTGCTCAGTGATGCCATGAAAGAGGCTGCAGCAAACAGCACCTTCGGCATGAGCGATGCGGCAACTGCCACATTAAACTTCGCAAGAGCTGGACTTGATGCAGAACAGGCGGCAGCGGCTCTTGCTCCGGCGATGAACCTGGCAGCAGGTGAAGGCGGCAACCTTGATGTCGTGTCTGCCGGCCTGACCGCAACGATCAACGGCTTCGGTGATTCGTTTGATCAGGCAGGTCATTATTCTGATGTATTTGCGGCTGCTTGTAACAATTCCGCGTTGGATGTAGACGGATTGTCTCAGGCCATGAGCGTAGCAGCTCCGATCTTCAGCTCGTCCGGTAAGTCCGTAGAGGATGCTGCCCTGATGATGGGCGTCATGGCGAATGCCGGTATCGACGCGAACGTCGCGGCGAACAGCCTGAAGACCGGCATGGCAAGACTGGCCGACCCGGTCAAGTCAGCCAGAGAAGCCATGGAAAAATACGGCATCTCGATGGATGACATCTGGAATCCAGATGGCACCATGAAAGATATCGTTGAGGTTCAGGCAAATCTGAATGAGTCTTTCGGAAAACTCTCCGAGCAGGAGCAGTTGGCAGCCGCCGGTGCGATCTTCGGCAAAAACCAGATGGCTCCATGGCTGGCCCTGATCAACACCGCACCGAAGGATGTGGATTCGCTGGCTGTAGAGCTGCACGGTGCGTCTCTGTCTATGACAGATCTGGACACCCAGCTAGGAAAATCCGGCCTGTCCCTGGACGAGATGCGGAAGAACATGGCCGAACTTGGCGTCGATACGCAGACCTTCGACGAGTGTCTGAAATGGTCCGGAGGCGACGCTGACTGGTTCGCCGATATGCTGTACGAGGCTACTAATGGCGGAACATCGTTCGAGGAAGTGGTAGCCGCTCTGGGCGGCGATCTCGATACGCTTGGCGCGGCTATGGGCAATACCAAGGGCACGACGGAAGAGATGGCAGATGCCATGATGTCCGGCTTCGGAGGCTCCCTTGAAAGTCTCAGCTCCTCTATCGATGTCGCTGCTACGTCCCTCGGTGAAGCACTTGCGCCTGCCGTTTCTGCGGTCGCAGAGAAGATCCAGGGAGCGGTCAGCTGGTTTAACAGCCTGGACTCCTCTCAGCAGACCATCATTGCGACGATCGGCCTTGTGGTGGCTGCGATCGGTCCGCTGCTGGTGATCATTGGCACCCTGATTTCTTCTATAGGCGCGATCATGACGGCGGCCCCAGCTGTCGGTGCGGTACTGGCTGCTCTGACCGGTCCGATCGGACTGGTGATAGCTATCGTCGCGGCCTTGATCGCGATAGGCGTCGCGCTTTATAAGAACTGGGATGTCATCAAGCAGAAGTGCTCGGAGTTTGCTGCATCTGTCTCCGCCAAGTGGGGCGAACTGAAAGAGTACCTGGTCGGACGGGTGCGGGAAACTGTCGAGAATGTCACACAGTTCTGGGAAGACCTGAAGGAAAAGGTCACGACCACAGTCGAGAACCTGAAATCGAGTGTCACCGAGAAGTGGGAGAACCTGAAAAAGACCGTCATCGAAAAGGTCGAGAACATCAAGAAGGATGTTATCGAGAAGTGGGAAAACATCAAGAAGACGGTCACGGACAAGATCGAAGAGATCAAAAAGGATGCCACGGAAAAGTGGGAGAACATCAAGAAGACCATTTCCGACGCGATCACGAACGCACAGAAGACCGTCTCGGATAAGGTCAGTGACATCAAGAAGTCGATCACAGAAGGCGTGGACAATGCGATCCAGTACCTGAAGGATCTCCCCGGCAAGGCTCTTTCGTGGGGCAAAGACCTGATCGACAATTTTGTCGACGGCATTAAGCAAAAGTGGGAGGATCTGAAAGACTCTGTCAGCGGCGTTGCCGAGGGTATCGCGGACTTCCTTGGATTCTCTGAGCCGGAAAAAGGTCCGCTCTCGAATTTCCATACCTTCGCACCCGACATGATGAAATTGTATGCCCAGGGCATCCGGGACAACATGCATCTGGTCACCGACGAGATGAACAACCTCGCCGGAGCGATGGCTGGAAGCGCACAGAGGACGGCGACGGTCAACGTCACAAGCAACACCTATCTCGACGGGCGGCTTATAACGTCCGCCGTTAACTCAGAACTGGGGGCAATGCTGTGATTCGGAACTTTAAACTCAGAAACGAATATGCGCGAGAGTACAGCCTCAACGTGCCCGACACGGCCTTCCTGCATGAGCCGGAGGGCCTCGGCTATGAAATGGACTACGGCTATATGCGCCTCGGCTACAGCTTTGTCCGCAATTACATCAAAGACAAGCAGATGGAGATCAGCGGCAGCATCATCTTTACGGCTAAATCCCCGTACGAGGCTGCTGCCGATTTTCTGAAATTCATCCGCGGGTCTTCCAGGCTGACACTGGTCTACACCACAGACGCAGGGGAGTACCTCCGTGATGTCGACCTGGTATCCTACGAAAAGACAGAGATCACAGAGGGCGGCGTGCTGCAGTGCCCGGTCACCTTCGTCACTCGCGGCCTCTGGTATGCTAACGCGGTCGTCACGATGTCCGTCGTCATCGGCGGTGACGGCAATTATGCACAGTATCCGTATAAGTGGCCTGCATCCTTCCGTTCTGTTGTCGGCGGATCTGTATCCGTACAGAATGACGGATCTGTTGACGCACCGTTTACAGTTACATTCCGCGGTCCGATCGTGGACCCGTCCATGATCCTCATGGTCGACGGAGAGGAGACGGCAAGGATCGACATCACAGGAGAGGCAGTCCAGGGCGAGACCCTGAACTACTCATCCGTCGACGGCGATCTGTATGTCTATCACACGGCAGCAGACGGAACGAAGACGAACCTGATCTCCGGACTGAATATCAATAACGACAACTTCTTTAAGCTCCCCGTCGGAGCTTCGGAGCTGAAGTTTGAGTCCGGCTCATCCATCACGCAGCCGATCACTATTTCCATGAGGAAATTATTCAGGGCAGTATAAGGAGGACAGCATGGCGATCAGAACAGTGTATGACACGCACAAGATGCTGTCAGCCTTTACCCATGCCCAGCTGTCCAGACGTACACACGCATGGCTGCACAGCCACACGGAGGAGGTCCCGGACGTTGGCAAGATCACGGAGGGCGGTAAGCTTCTGGCTTATGTGCTGAGTGCCGAGGATCTCACCATCAAGGATCTGCTTGAATTCGAGACGTTTGAATTCAAGCTAGACACGGAGTTCGCCAACAAGAGCAAGATCGTCGTAGCTGCACAGCCGAATATCAGCCACGACGATTTTGTTATATGCAAATGCGCAGGCGATACCGTCTTCACGGGCATCTGTGAGAACTGGGCGTCTGAATCGGACAATTCAGCATACACCATTACACTACGGCAAAAAGAGAATCTGTTCGACAGATTCATTTTCATAAATAACGAGGCACTGATCAGTTCCACAGGCGTCGAGGACTTTGTGGTCCAGGCAATCACGGACAACTGGATCAGCTCCGGCGATGCGATGCTGGACAGGTCATATCTGACCGTCACGGCATTAACACATACGCCGATCAATGCCAAGGTATCCACGACGGTATCCCTGACGGACGGAGCATTTAACCTGAAGACGTACCTCGGTAATATCTTGGAATTCTACAAGATTTACATCGACTTTGACTTCTCAACAGAGGGCAGGCTGGCCTTGAACATCTATCAGGATATGCACACGGATCTCAGCATCGACGTGCTCCTGACAGATATCGCTGAGTACAACGAGACTTACAGCGTTGACGCTCTGACGAAGCTGAACGTCCGGTATGACCAGAAGGAAGGCGAGGAGATCATCGCGACGGAGTACTATACGTATTACCTGCTCGCGAACAGATCTGTCACTACAGACGCGACGAACCCGAACAGAGCATCCGGGCGCACGAAGTCGATGGTCATTGAGGCGGAATCCTACGATGAGATGTATCAGAAGGTCGTGGACGAGTTCAGCAAGAACTCTTACACGCACAAGATAAATTTCAATCTGTTCATGGATTCCAATCTATATGATTACAGAGATTTCTATATCGGACGGAATACAGAGATAAAAACGAAGTCCGGCATCAGGTCGTCCCTGGTAACGGCCCAGAGCATTGCAAGTAATTCACGTTTCGCAGCCATTGCCTTCGGCAAGCTGAAAGTAACGCTTATTGAAAAGATAAGGAGCATGGCATGATCAACGGCATCACATTTGACGAGCAGACAATCACGGCAGCCAATATGGCACACTTTATGAATGTGTTCAGCGGACACCAGAACGGAGTGACGCAGGGCTGTGAGATCACAAGCGACGCGAACAATCTCTACATCGCTCCGGGATACCTCCTGATCCACGGCAGGCAGGTCCAGATCGTAGGCACTCAGACGGTACCGCTTGAGCGGGTAGACTCCGGCGCTCTGTATTGCCTTGTGGTCTTCGAGATCGACCTGACAAAGACGAACACAGAGACGAGCTTCCTGCAGGGCACGATCCGGACCCTGACCTCCGCGAGCGCTTATCCTGTATCGACGCAGGAAGACCTTGATGACGGTGGCACCGTGTACCAGTATCCGCTGGCCCGGTACCATGTGACGTCCTCCGGAGTGGACAACTTTACAGACCGGACGGGGTCCGTCGACGTCGACTGGATCCCGGCATCGAAGCTCCGTCTTGTAGGCACGACGCTTTACATCGACGAATAAGGGAGGCTGAAATGGCTCTTATTTATCACGGCACAGAGGTCGATGATGTTTATTATCACGGCACGAAGCTGGATTATGTATATTATCACGGCGTGATGGTCTACGAGGCCACGATCTACGTGGCAAAGCCGACGCTCTCCGGTGCGTTCACCTTCGACAACACTGCCAAGGCTCCGACGATCTCCGGATTCGATGCGAACGCGATGGTACAGACCGGCACGGCCAGTGCGACCTCGGCGGGAACCTACACGATCACATGGACGCTGAACGAGGGCTACGCATGGGCGGACGGCACGACAGATCCGTACAGCCTGACCTGGTCGATCGCAAAGAGAGCCGTCACGATCCCGTCCCTTACCAACACGAGCTACACATGGGCGGTAAGTTCGACATTCGCGCCGACGATCAACAACGTCAACACATCGTACGTGAACCAGTCCGGCACGACATCGAGCACGAACGCAGGCAGCTGGACGGTCACCTGGTCGCTGAAATATCCGAGCGATACCACATGGAGCGACGGAACTACGGCGAACAAGACCGGCTCCTGGTCTGTGGCGAAGAGGTCCATGACCATCCCGTCGATCAGCAGCGCAAAGTCGTTCTCGTTCATCGAGGGCACGACCAGAAGCATAACGGTCGCCAACTTCAACAGCACCTACGAGACCCAGAGCGGTACGACTTCCACCTCCGCACTCGGCACGTATACCATCACATGGGCGCTCCGGTATCCGGCCAACACCCAGTGGTCTGACGGAACGACCGGCAATAAGACGGCCTCCTGGTCCATCGTCTGGACGAATGGTACATCGCACTACAATGCAGACCTTTATAACAGAGGATGGTACAAGGCAGACAGCATACAATTTGGCAACTGGACTGATAGTTCTCCCGCATATGTGCTTAATTGGAATGCTGACCATTTTAGATTCCAAGGCGGTCGACTCAGGCTTGCCGCAGACCATGAAGGGAAGACTTTCCATGTATTGGTTAAGGCTGTCACAGTTGTCGGTAGCCCAACGTATCCAAAAACTTTTGAATTGAAACAAGTTAAATCCGATACGTGGGGTGCAGGAACTAATTTAAACGATACAACAGGAAAAGTCAGCGTGGATACCTCTACTTTTGTCGAAGCATATGGAGCGCATAACACTGCATCGTATAGACGTTTTGGATTTTTTAACTCATATACAACAAATGCTTCAACGCAGATAGCATGGGCAATTCAAAGGATATGGCTCACGTAAGGAGGCAGTGATGGCAACTTACACAGAAAACTATAACTTAGAAAAACCGGCTCAGTCGGATCTCTATAACATCGACGTGTTCAATGAGAACGCGGACAAGATCGACGAGGCCCTGGGAGGCAAAGCAGCGAACCAGAGCCTTGCACCGATCGAGTCATCCAGCACGGCCTCCCGGAACTATTCCGTCGGGCAGCAGTTCGTCTATAACGGCCTGCTCTATGAGGCCACCTCAGCGATCGCATCCGGGGGCACGATTACTCCCGGAACGAACTGCGCACGGACCACTGTGGCGGAAGAATTAAAGTCGTTAAATGACTCTTTAGCAAACTGTATGATTGTTAAAAACTACACAGCAACGTATAGCATCAATGCGAATGATACAAAAACTCTTTCAGCTACAGATTTCGGAATCACTCCCATCTCTGGGTATTCCGCATATGCAATCGTTGGTTTAATTGCAAACAGCGTGACTTCTAATGTAACGATTTCTCGGTTTGTAGGAAGCAGCATAAGTTCAACAGTGCTCGGACTCAAAAACAATTCTAACAATGCATATTCAAACAGTGTTGCAAGTATCTATGTACTTTGGGTAAAAAATGGCTTCATCAAGTCAGAATAATAGCTATTTAACCAACTTTAATTCATTTCCGTTTCAGCCCTCATAGCGGGCGAATCAGGGAACGAAATATAGTTTTTGAGGCAGAAAAGTTTAATTCATGGCATACCCCACTAAGCGAATCATG